TGTAGTTAATGATATTTACTACACATATTTGTCTATTGCTGACCAAATGGTGTCTGTTGCAGGTGACAAACACCGAAGTATGAAAGAAGCGTACTCAAATATGGTAGGAAAACCGGCATCAATGAATGAAATTTGCCGAGACTTTGGTATTCCTCGTGCTTGGTTTGATGAGTACCGACGACGACACGGATGGACACATGATATGTCACCGTACACCGATGAAGAAATTGCTACTACCGATGTTGAACAGTTAGTGCAGGACTTAGTTTTGCGAAACAAACACAGTCTTCACAAGAAATATGAACGCCGTAAGTGGAAAAACATAGAAGAATCGGCTGAAAGGTATGATATGTTTAATACTTATGTGTTAAATGAGTTTAAACAATTGGTTGGAGAGGCAAAAAGTAATGTCCCTAAACTAAATATGATTGAAGATGAAAGCGAGTATTCTCTTGTTATTAGTCCTACTGATTTCCATTGGGGTAAATATGGGTGGGTTGATGAAGTCGGAGAGACATATCACTTTGATGAGGCCCGTAAACGATTGATGGAAAAGACCGAAGAATTGATTTGCAGGTTGCCTTCACGACCGGAGCAAATTATTTTGGCTACGGGTAGCGATTGGTTCCATGTTGATACCGATGCAGGTACTACTACAAAGGGTACACCACAAGATATGTGCGGAAGCCCTGCTGAAATTTTGATGACGGGTTGTAAGTTAGCAAGAGAGCATATTGATTTGCTACGACAAGTCGCTCCTGTTAAGGTAGTGTTCATGCCGGGTAATCACGATAGAATGTCGGCTATTGCTTTGATGATGTACCTATCAGCAGTTTACGAAGAAACAGAAGATTGCGAAGTGGTTGTTAGTCCATCTACACGACAATATGTTCACTACGGTAATAATCTTCTTGGATTTATTCATGGCGACGGGGCTAAAAACCTTGAAGAGTTAATGTCATGTGAACAAAGAGAGTTATGGGGCAAGTGTGAGCATCACGCTTGGTTCCACGGACATTTGCACCATCGTAAGGTTTTAGAAAGCAAAGGTTGTTTAATTATTCAATTACCAAGCCTTGCAGGTCACGATAGATACCATGCACGACAAGGATATACAACAAGTAAAGCAGGATTGGCGGCTCATCTAATTGACAAACAGAAAGGACTTATTGCTACATACTTTGCGCCTGTGGAGGGTCAGCATTGAACCCACAGGTCAAAAAGTTTAGAGAATGTCAAAACTGCGGTCATAGATGCTATTCAAGATATACTTCCCATAAAAAGTGGTGTAAAGTAAAAAAGAAAATGGTTTACTGCGGTTGTTTACGGGTGATTAGAAATGAAGCGTGAAAGTGTAGTTTGTGACAATTGCGGTTGGGCAAGTAAAGGTCTTTCTCAAGCAAAGGCTTTTACGAGAATTTGTCCTTACTGTAATATGCGCTCTCTGCGTCCGTGGTAAATATGACTATGATTATTGATGTGTTTTGGACTTTCCCGATAAATATGTATGTGATGCCTAATGAGTCAAATAAAACAAGCGTTGGCCTTTGAGAGAGCAAGAACAGATGTTTCGTACTTTTACCGTTGGCTTGGTTATTCTTGGGGCGACCACATAGGCGAATGGATGAATATTTACAGTGATAGGAAAGGTAGCCATGTTCACCGCGTTTGCATTATTGCTCCGAGAAGTCATTCAAAGAGTACGACGCTTGGAGTAAAACTGTTGCATATGTGCTTGTTCCAAAAGTTTAACGGTAAACCTATGGACATTTGGTTGTTTTCAGCAAGCCAAGATACGGCAGTAAGACGATTAGCCGAAATTAGAAAGGATTTGACAACACACAAGGAGTTGGCTCGGTACATTGACCCTAAGAAGGGTGGTAAGCGGGAGTTATGGTTGAACAACGGAGCAGTTATTCGCTGTTCTTCTGTTGGTTCCGCAATTCGTGGCGACCATCCGGCGGTTGTTGCTCTTGACGATGTGTTACTTGACGCAAAAAAAGAATTGAATAATGAACAGTTAAGACATTGGTTGCGTAAGGTAGTTATGCCGATGCTTGACCCCGGTGCGTTTCTGTATTGCGTTGGTACTCCAATGAGTATGGCGGATTTGTACCACACTGAAATGCTTGAAAATTCACAATGGAAAACGGGAGTTTGGTCTGCTATTCCCAATTGGGATGAGAATAAACATGAGCCGGAAAAGTTAAAGGCGTTATGGCCGGAGTTTAGACCAATTGACTTTCTTTTAGAGCAAAAGAAAGTTACAGGTGATTTAGAGTTTGCACAAGAGTTTTTGTGTAAAGTTATTGATGATGAAGCGGCAGTGTACCCTCGCAAGTTTACACGAGCGAATATGGACTTAGAGCAGGTGTTTGACAGTGAAAAGCGTGAAGGTTGCCGATATGTGGTTGGGTTTGACCCATCACAAGGATTAGGTAAGGATTATTCCGTATTAGTTTTGGTTAGGCAAGAATCCGATGGTTCATTGGTAGTAGCGAATGTATGGCGACGAAATGACTTTTCCCCCGATAGACAGGCTGACATGATAGGAGAATGGTGTAAAAAGTTTAGCGCACCTTTGGCGGCGGAAGATGTAGGATTTCAAAGACTGTTTAAGAGTTTACTTGAGGCTAAAGGTATCAATGTTGAATATCGGGAGTCAAGGGTGAGCAACAAGGGATTGAAGCAAGGATTGTTGAATCGGCTAAGAGTTTGGTTTGAACGAGGCAAAATTCAATTCCCCTATGGTAGCGACAGCACACGAAGGGTTGTCAATGAAATGTTAGAAGAATTAGAAAGCCATGCGTGGAAATCCGGCGACATTGTAGATACGGGCAAACATAATGATTTGGTCATGGCGTTGGCTCATGCGATTGACCAATTCAGCCACAACAAGGGAAGCGGTGTGTGGGCATCCGCAAGAACCGAAATGGGTGATTGGCTCGGAGGAAGGAGTAAATCTAAGGGCGGAAGTAAAATGTTCCGAAGTGTAAGGCGACGATGAATATAAAGTTGCTTTTTGAAAAATTTTGTTGCGAATTTTGAACGGTGCTAAGCACTGCCGTTGTGGGTGGCGGGTCGGATTTTTGGAGCCTATCATGAACGGGTTGCTCAATACGGCCCCACAAACGCACCTTCTCGGCATTTCATGGGGTGGGTGGTACATCGTGACCTTTTACCATACGCAACGGCGTGGGAGGGGTGTTTATGTGGATTTAGGGGGGTGTTTTGAGTGGTGGATTGGGTGCTTTTTCGGTCGGTGGGAATTTTGAAATTAAAAAAGGCCCGCCACCACTCCGAAGAATGGTGACGGGCGATGTTCAATTCAATGGTTTGAATTGGGGTTGTGTCTATCGTTTAGAGGGTGTCCTCAAAGGTCGCCTTTGTGGAGGGTTTCAATGACAAGGCCGAACCTGTCCATACGGTTGCCGCTTGCATTCGGTACTTCATACCAGCAAGGGACAAGGCGAGCCTTAACCTTCTTTGTCTGTCCGTCCATTTGCTTGCGAATGGTGACAGGTTGGGCCATGAATATCTTGAGTGCATCCACGGAAGCCATCAAGCCTTGAGCCGCATCATTGAGGGCGTTCCATCCTTTCTTGGACATGATGAAGGATTTCATTTCAATCCTCCAACCGCCGACAGTCTTCAAGCCGGTTTGGTTGGACTCAATGAAAGGTAGGTGCGCCGTGTTGGAATTGAGGCTAAGGTTGCGCTTTGGGTTTCCGCACTTGAGGCATCCCTTCTTTGATTGTTGGGCTCCCATAGCGAATTGACAAGGGCGACAATATCGTTGACAAGCGAACACATGAGTCTTGAACCAACTTACAAGGTTCAAGGCATTGACTTCTAAATGTGTGTCCTCACTGTATTCCTCTCGGCTCACTTCTCTTTGACGGTCTCCACTGTTGTCTATCATTGACACTCCCTTTCTTGACAATTCGGCCTTCAAATGACGGAAGGTTTCCCGAATCATGGCGGGTTGCTCAATCATCACATGACGGATTGGCTCTCCAACTTCAAGACCGAATGCTTTGGCTCCAATGGTTGAAGTCAAGGTCATGCCTTCGGGGATTTCCTCAAAGTTTTGTCGGGTCTTCTCGCTCATTTGGGCAAGGATTTCTTCACGCTTTGATTGTGTCAGGGTTTCGTATTTCCTGAATGACACATAAGCGGCGGCGGCTCGCTGAAATTGCTTAGCGGCCTTGCTTTTACTTTCCAATAGTTTACCAATAACAGGGGAGGCCATTCGGATTTCAACGGGTGGTTGTCCGTCGTTGAAGTAAACCTCAATGTACGAGCATCCTGCGATGGTCAATTGAGCCGAAGTTATTTTCTTCTCATTCACTTTCATGAAGGAAGCCATGCGTCCCAATTTTTGATGTTTGAAGGCTTGATTCTTGAACTTGTAATCCACCTTCTTCCTTGTCTTCAATTGAAGGTTAGTGTTGAACACATATCCTTCATCGTTGGTGAGGTAGGATAGCAACGCTTCAACCATTGCCGCCATGATGCCCACCATCACCGTCTTCTTCTCTCCTTCCGAGTTTCCTCCGAAGGGTTGTTCATCCCCGTTAGGGGTTATGGTCGGTTTCTTGTCTCCCATGTTCTCAATTAGTGGGCTTCCCCCTATAAAGGAGGGGATGGGTCTTTTGAGTGGGGCGTTTAGGCGGGTTTTGGGGTTATTTAGGCGGTTTTTGTGGGGTTTTTTGTCTGGGTTTCAACCTGAACAACCCCCATTTTTAGCCGAATTTCGGGGTTTTTTTTATTGTTTTAGGGCAACCTAACGATTTTGATGCGGGAGTGATGCACGACACCGAAGGGTATATATTCATTTTAATATCGGCCCTCTTAGCAGGCTCGCAGTGGCCCGTTCAGGGCTGAACCCTATCATGAACGGTGTGTTTTTTACACTGACAATTTCCGAGGGTCGGGTTTACTTTCTACACTCGGTTTCATTTTGGTACTCGGTTTCATTTTGATACTAAGTGCGGAAAGTAAATCAGTTCAGTTTAGTCGCGTCTAAATTATCAGTCCTTGGATTTTTTTAGTCGGTCTTTTTAGTCGGAATAAAAAAGTTTTAGTCGGTAAAATTACCGAAAAAAAAAGAGTTTTTTTAGTCGGAGTTACCGAAATTTAGTCGGACTTTTTTAGTCGGTAAAAAAAGAAATTTAGTCGGAAGTTACCGAAACTTTTAGTCGCATCCTTTAGTCGTTAGTCGGATGAATTAGTCGGGAGGCATCCACCTCCCGCCGAGGCGGGAGGCGGTGCGTTGTTCAAGATTGTGTTCAATCTTGGGTTGGTGAAAAATCCTGAATCGGTGGTCTTAGTCTTGACCATCACGGGCGGCGACGGCGTGTCCCCATGCTCGGTCAATCAAGAGGGCGATGTCATGGTTAGGCTTGCCCGCACAAGCGGCGTCGTAGGCTTCCTCAAGGCATCGGATAGTATGCTCAATTCGGGTCGCCATTATTCCACCGTCCACAGGTCGCAGGAAATCACGGAGAACCCTTCTTCAAGAAATTCAAGGGCGTGTCCCCAAAGGTCGGCGGTGTCGTCGGCGTAGTAGGTGTGTTCCTCCCGTCGTGCGCCTTTGATGTTCTGGCGGACGACGATAACGGCCATGTAGCGGGGGTTTATGTGGTAGCCGCCGCTGATGAAGGGGTGAATGATTCGCTTCATTATTCTCACGCTCACATCATGGACTCAATCAATTCAAGGGCTTTTTGGTGAGCGTCGGAGTCATACCAATCCTCACCAGCAATATCTTGAACCAATATGTACAATTTTTCAACGGTGGATTCATCCACAATAGGGCCGGTTTCGGAGGGGTTTTGTCCCATGATTTATTGTAGGGCTAGCAGGTATATAACAGGTACTGCGGCGACTAAACAGGAATCCGACTAAGCGGATTTAGTCGGAGGGGGCTAAGTATAGGCTTTTAGTCGCGACTAAGTGATAGGGTCTGCGTGGTGCGTTTAGTCGGAATTTTTAGGCGCGCCTAATTAGCCCCTACTTTTCGTGGAAGTTGTTTAGTCGGATTATTTAGTCGTTAGTCGGTGCAGTTTAGTCGGATTATTTTAGTCGGAAAAAAGAAAATTTAGTCGGAAAAATTACCTAAAGAAAAAAATAAATTTAGTCGGAAATTACCGAGTTTAGTCGGGAGGCCACCGCGCCCTCCGAGGAAGGCGCGGCGGCGTTGATACCGTCCATGATTGGACGGCAGGTTATGTCTAACAGTGGGAATAAGTTCAGTCGTTAAGGTAGTTGTCAATTAGTGCCGCCGTGAGTGCGGGCCACTTAATTGCGAAGTCCAATGGGTTGCGTTGCATCATGCTGAATTGTCGCATAGCGTAACCTTCCCGAAGGTTTTCAACAGTCGCCGCAATTTGAACGAATGTTTCTCCGTCCGTCCAAGTCGCCGTGTGGTACAGTGCTTTGTACGCCGCCGTTATTTCTTCTTGTGTTTTCATCTTTTCACCTCAATATATCGTAGGGGGTGCTGGTATATAAGGCTGTCTACGCCGACTAAACGGGCATTTTCAATTTGTATTATTATTTAGTCGTGGCTAATTAGGCGGCGTTATTTTTATTATTTAGTCGGAATAGGCTGTTTTAGGGCGTTTAGTCGCGCCTAATTTATGGGGCCGCAGTGTAGCGTTTAGTCGGAATTTTTTGGGAGGGTGTCGCGAGTGTAGCATATGAGGGGAGTGGGATTTTTTTACGACTAAACAAGAGCAGGTCGTCACTTTTTTAGTCGGGGGGGTGCGACTAAAGTATCATAGCGCAGTCACGCGTTTAGTCGGTATTTTGAAACGGCCTGTGTTGATGGGGGGTAAGAAGGGGGGGGGGTCTGGATTCCGACTAAAGGGGGTACTGCAAGGCTGTTATTTAGTCGCGACTAGATGCACGAAAAAACCCTATTCCGACTAAAACCCACCGACTAGAAAACAGGGCCGCAGTCACGCGTTTAGTCGCAAAAAAATTTCAAATCTCAAGGGGTCTATGGTAGGGGCATTCCGATGAAAAATACCGACTAAACGATGTACTGCGAGCATGGTTTTTAGGCGCGACTAGACGAGTGTTTTTGGCCTGTTCCGACTAAATGAATATATAGCATCCATAAAACTGCGAGTCCGACTAAACAGTGGCTAAGTTTTTTCATCACTTTTCGTACCGACTAAAAATATTCTGTCACCCATAATTTTTTAGGCGCGCCTAAACTTTTGCCCAAAACCACACCATCCAAAAATCAGTATTGACTACAATAAATTTAGTCGTGCCTAAAAACAGAACCACCCTTCCGATTTTGGCGATTCCATCCCCTTTATTTAGTCGCACCTAAATTCGCTGTGGCGGGGGCCGGAT